ATATAGGAGACACAATATGCATCCTAGTCGTCTTGTCCATGTTACCCCCCTTCCTGCGGCCCGGACTAAATGTCCCAACAGGGAGGTTCAGTAACCTCATCTCATCAGCCAAAGGCTGACCCGAAGCTTTCGCCTCAATCAATATCAAATCAGGCTCCCAATACTCGTTTTCCTCTAAGGCAACCTCTTTTAACTCAGGGAAATTCCACCGACCCTTCTTTGCATCCATCAATATCAGGTGCTGGTCCCCGTTTCGCTGTGGCTGAAACACCCCCCAAGTCGTAATGGCAGAGTAATCAGCAGTCTCGCGCTTGCTATACGCCGTATCATAGGACTGAATGACGTAATCTAAGTCAGGAATGTCATCCTCCTCCCACTCACGCCACCAATCACGCTTTATAACAGCAGTTGCCTCAGATGTGGGGTTCTGTTGCCACTGTGCATTCCATTTGCCCACCGACAACGAAGCCTTTACCTTCAAAAGCTCCTCTTTTTGCCAGAATTCAGGCCATAATGGGTCCCCTGATGGCATAATTGCAGGGAATTCAACCACTTCCCACTGGTCAGCCATGACATCCTTGGCCTGTGCCGCCAGTAACCTGCCCGTTATGTCCTTCTTAGACCACCTAGTCTGCACAATTATGATGGTTCCCCCCGGTTGCAAACGCTGCCGAGGCCCAGATGTGTACCATTCATACGCATTATCGTAGGCAGAAGCCGATAAAGCATCTTGTTCCGAGTGCGGATCATCAATAATCAACAAATCTGCACCACGACCAGTCATCGCAGCACCAACTCCGGCAGCAAAGTACTCCCCGCCAACGCTAGTCTCCCATCTACCAGCAGCCTGACTGTCCTGTTTCAAGTCAGTGTCAGGAAATATCTCTTTGTAAATGGGGTCAGCAATCAAATCCCTCACCTTACGGCCAAACCGCACAGCAAGTTCGGTATTCATCGTGGCCTGAATGATTTTTAACTTAGGATTGCGGCCCAAGAACCAACTAGGCATGAGATATGAAGCGAATTCTGACTTGGAATGCCGGGGAGGCATGTTGACAATCAGTCTTTTCAAGTCACCCGAGGCTATACGCTCGAGCTTCTCTGCAATAATTCTGTGATGGGTCCCCTCTATGAACCCGTCGTACACATGCTTTGCATATGCCATGAACTTGTCTTTGGCTATGTCTCTGGTTTCAAGCTTTTGCTTCTGCTCTTCTAGTAACAAGATCTCTTTGAGAACTTCTTCTGGCAGCAGGTCTAGGCTAGAGATGTCATCCATGCCCGAACGATAATACATCCCATTGAATTTATCAACCCAGCGACACGACACGATATGGCAGCACCACTGTCCTATCTATATGGTGGTGGGGGGTTCGCTCGATCGATCGACAATTGACAATTGATGCCAGTAACCCCAGCCCAGCCCGACCTCTGGAACAAATCGTGAACGGATAAGATAAAATAAAATGCATTATGATGGGATAAAATGGGATTTAATGCTTGCATCATGGGATAAATGAGCGCACTATTTTTATTGAGGGTTGCCAATGGTGGCATCCATATCGACAAGGGGAAATTGTCATGACTAGCAAGAAAAGAAATATTGGACGGCCTTACTCGGATCCGGCTTCAGCCCGTGCGAGATTGAATGAATTAGATATCGCGATGAAAGCCGCGCAAAAAGCGCATGCCGCGTTTCAAAAGCAATGCATTGCCGATGATCTGCTCAACCGCGTGAAAGTTGATGAGACGCCAGTTAAAGCATTCATGCGCGGCAAGTATGAAGACGTATGGTCTGATCAGATCCTATCGATCGAGCTTGAAAAAATGGCAAAACGCTTTGCTTAAACTTCAAACCAACGGGGGGACAGTGTCCCCCAGAAAGGTTCTAAAATGAATAGAGTATTTATCAGAACACCTAAAACACAAGCCAGAAACACGGCCATTGCATGGGCTGTTATGGTCGTTGCCACGGGTCTTTTTTTCGTGCTTGGCTGGCGTGTCTTAATGACTGGCGATGCGTTTAACGTGTTTGTAGGCATCGGTATGATATCAATTGGTAGCGTTGGTCTGCCATGGTCGATATTTGCCTGCATCATTAACGCATTAGATGCGAGGGGATAATTATGAGAACGTCTTATTTATTCGATCATCCAACGTCTTGCCGCGAATGCGGCAAGGCAGCAGCGAAACATACCGACACCTATCGTATGGTGGCTAATGAACCCTACTCCGGAAACATGGTAGTAGTGAAGAAAAAGACATACGTTTCATTCGGAAAGGATTGCATGACCTTAACGCTATGGGATGGCGAGACATACATCTTAAAGTATGGCTATTTCTGTTCACTGAATTGCACCAGTGCTTACGCTAATCGAATGGTTAGAACATTTGAAAGTTGAAAGGGGGCAATAAGACATGGGGGCTTCTGCCCCCGCCGTCCGCCAGTGTGTACTGGCGCTGATGAGGCTGTTAGGCCGAAACGGCAAACACAAGACAAGGGGAATAAAATGAAACGTAACGATAAGCTCGACTATGAGCAATTCGAGGCAGTATGCAATAAAATCCTGACTGTAAGGGCAGGCCTCGGCATTCATGACATAGCTGATGCAGCATGGCGCGACTATTACAACGACGGGCTGTCACCACTAAACGCAGTCAACTGCGCTATCGAGGACTCACAAGACAATGAATTAAGGGAGTTTTTACATGGCTAATTTTCTAAAACAATTTGACGACTATTACAAACAGCTTGAGGGCTACACCTTCGACAAGTTCTTAGGTGTAACTGATGAAGATTTTGAAACAGATGGTTTCCCACAGTTCAGACTGACTAAGGCTGGACATGAAACAATCATTATAGAGGTATCGCGTGACCCAGAAGGTAACGGCGGTGGCTTCTTGTTTATTGGAGGTAATGATGAAAAAGAACCCACCTAACAAAGTAGTTTTCGTGAATGTTAAAATTATTGTCGAACCTGATGCAGATATTCAGGAAATTATATCAGAATGCGATTATGAATTTATCCACGATGATATTGTTGAAACTGAAATAGTAGACTTTAACGGCTAATCAACAGAGGAAATAATCATGGCTAATTTTCTAAAACAAACTGGCGAGAGCGGATATTTCGATATCCGCCTCACAACTGGCGAAGCAATCGCTCTATTGGACGCATTGGATCAAGGTAATAAACCGCATCCAGAATTGCAGGCCGCAACCGAAAAGATTGCTCGAGGCTGGATGATCATGACTCGAGATGGAAACAACGAGCTTGTATAGCAACTCAACAGAGGAAATAATCATGGATAGTTATTTAACAGAGCGTTGTTCAGATTGCGGTCACGTTTTCGTCGATCAATTTCCCGACGATAAAAACCCACCTCAATATTGCCAGCAGTGTGGATCAACCCGACTGGTTCCAATAACCGACGAATAATAGAACACAGGATCGAGGGCTGCGGCTCTCGATCCTCTTTTCTTTTTTTATATATAGATAGGCGCGGGGCCGCAGGCCGCAGGCCGCAGACTGATCTAGATATATAAACAGAAAAGGTCGCAGGTCGCAGGTCGCAGGATAATTTAGGGCTTGCAATACATGGGAAAAAATCGGATAATCTAGGATAACTTAGACAAGAGGATTATTATGAAACCACAAAGCTCAATCATATATCGCGGCCCGTCACAGATTGACGGGTCACCTATCGTTGCCGTTGCTATCGTGAAAAGTAGCAATAGCAAGACTGGCAACATGGTGCAGACATATATCTTATGTGATAACGGCCTCGATCCTATGCTGAACAATAAGATCGGCAACGACTATTCAATTTGCGGCAATTGCAAATTCAGAGGCGAGGCCGTCGCAATTGATGCCCCGGGCAAGCATGCGAAAGGCCGCAAGTGTTACGTCGCATTATTCCAAGGCGTTTTGAATGTCTGGAAACATTTACAAAAAAACGGGTATCCCGTCGCATACGGCCACAATGCTATTGCGCTTATTGGCGCTGGTCGCATGGTACGGATCGGAACCTACGGCGACGGCGCGGCCGTGCCCCGTTACATATGGGACAGCCTATTGAGTGAGGCCGTAGGTCATACGGCCTATAGCCACCAAGACGACATTCTAGAAGTTGATCCTAATCTATTCATGATCAGCGCCGATACCAAGGCCCAAGCCCTAGAAGCTTGGGACAATGGCAAGCGCACCTTTCGCGTGATCGATCAGATAGACGATATCGTGCAGGGCTTCGAGATCCTATGTCCTGCCAGTAAAGAGGCAGGCCGTCGCGCAACGTGCGATACCTGCAAACTTTGCGCTGGTGCATCAACCAAGGCCAAGTCAATTGCAATTGTTAAACACTAGGAGGTAATTATGAAATCAAACATCGAATTAGAAATGCTCAAAATAAACGTAAATAATCCTGCTCAAAGTGATAAAGCGAAATCACTAATGCAAGAGCGCATGGAACAGATAAAGACTGAAGACAACGACGCAGTGCAATCGTTAAACACTAAGAGGCAATCATGCAGTTAATAAACGGATTAAATTTACATCTGACTGAAGACAACGACACAGTGCAAGCAATTGCACTGCGTCATCTAAACGTAGGCGATCTGGTAAAGCGCAAGCCCAATGCCAAGGCCGTCTATGTCATCAACCATCGGAACAAGGCCAGCAAGACAAGGCCAGCAGAATATTCACTATCAGACTATGAAGACATGAACCGCGAAATATTCTTGAAAGAAGATACCATTGTCTACACTGGCTTCACATATTAGGTTTTCCCCGAAGATGCCCAGCGACTCTGTCGCTGGGTATTCTTTTTCGTGCCTCGATCATACGAGTCAGGGCGCAGGCCGCAGGCCGCAGGTCATAGATTTATACCAGAGGGCGCAGGCCGCAGGCCGCAGGCTCTCGATCAACCCAGACATATCACCTATATACAAGGCCGCAGGCCGCAGGTCATCGATCCGCGAACCGCTGATCTCGATCACCGATGCGCCGTCAAATAAAAATAGGTCGGAGGTAGAGGGGTCGTTTAGCAAGAAAAAACTCACGCCGCCACAGCGAGAATGTGAGCAATGCCAAGCAATCTGCGATTTAGACACTTTGACCCTGTTATTTTTTGTTAGTTTTAATTCAAGCCATACCGGAACGCCATCCATGCACAGGTATACGTCCGGCATCCCTTCACCACTGCGGTTTTCAATCCTCTCGCAGTGTGTTTTCTTGGGCAGGTTTTGTTTCAATAGCTTCCACAGTGATCGTTCTGTCGCTGGCATCCTCAACTCTTTTCATATCAGCAAAAGCATGGGGGTAATTCTTGCGGAGACTTGCCAGTCTGGCAACAATGTCCTCACGCGACATATTATCAAGCTGGTGGACATGAGTGGACTCGCGTCTATCGATGGTCAAACCACCCAAGCTAGACCTGATCTTCTCAGCATTGATAGCGGCACTGAATTGACCAGCCTCTTCAGCGGACATGGACAGTTCTTCAAAGCGTTTGAGTTGACCCAGAACAGTCACGCCATATCTACGCTCTCTGGCCTCTCGAAGTTCTTTGACCAACTCCGGCACAGCAGGGAAAGACTTACCATCAAGAAGCTTGTGAGCTTGTATTCTGGCACTGGCATCAGCATAGCCAGCCTTCCTCGCGCACTCAGCATTAGACCATTTGCCCTCGACATAGTATCGAGCAAATTCTCTCTGGCGGTTGGTCAATCCGGCTGGCCTACCACCCTTCCCTATAG